CTCGCCAATCACCATCCACGCCCTGGTCGATCGTCTCTTCGTAAATAGCACCAGTAGAATGAATACTGCCGGCAGCGATGACGATCCCGCCCCGCCCCCGCACATCTATCTTGCTGTCAGGGTCGGTCGAGTTGTTGATCTCTAGATTCGGATTGGCTCGATAATAGAAGTGCCGACCGCGTGCTGTCGCGACTGTTCTGCTGGTATAAGGTAGGTGCTCTTTGACCCAGGCTTCGGCTTCGGCGCTGTCAGCATCAACCACCACAACCTCTTTCCCGGTGACGATAGCCCAGTTGCAACCGGCAAACCGAGCGCTGCTGGCAAAGTATTCGAACTCGTCTGTCGAGACTTCTTTGCCCTGGTACTTTTGCCAATTAACGAGCGGCACCTTCTGCTGAGGGTGCGCCGGAATGATCGTCAAGCCCTCTTCAAATAGCGCTCGCGCTTTGTCTACAGGCTCCAAATGCGCCTCAATCATCGATTTCGGCCCATAAATCAGGCCGAATTGCAGATTTTTTTATATCCCATAATGAAGATATCTCGATCACTCTTTCAGCGGGTATGCCCTTCTCGCTTTTCTTCCACTTGTAAACGGATTGTCGTGACAAGCCGAGCTGTGCGGCCATTTCGCTTACATTGATATCTTGCCAAAAATTGCTGGGTGTCATTTCGCTCGCCTGATTAAAAAAAATCAAATGTACACCAAACGGTTACACATGTGAACCTTTGCGGTTACAAGAAGTTAGATAAGTGTTGCTATCAGTCAACTAGAGGTTTACATTCGATGGACTAAATTAACAGGGATAACAGTATGAGTAGGGTACCGTTTCACCAGCGGATCGCAGAACTACGCCAAGCCCGAGGTCTAAGCCTTCGGCAAATGGCCGAAGAGCTCGAACAATATGGTGTAAAAGTTTCCCACAACGCGATCGCCAAGTGGGAGCAACAAAAAATGCCTGGAGCCACTCGGCTGCCAAGCCAAGAAATCATCGCAGCATTGTGCAAATTGTTTAACGTAAAACCCTCATTTCTCGTCGAAGAAATGTTCTCTAATGTTCGCTCTAAAAGTGATTCTGATCGAATTGCGAAATTATTAGACGTAGAGTTATTGACGGAAGATGAGTTTGACGCTTTACTCAATGTGAAAGATTTATTCATCAAATCACGGAAACAGAAAGCAGGAGAAAAATGAACGAGATAGGCAGCCTGACTATCAGTAAGCGGGCATCAGAATTTATACGAAGTACGATAGACCAAATTTACTTAGGCAATAATTATCATTGTTGCACAACCGATAAGTACGAAATCTGGCACATAGGCACCTGCTGCGCCGGGACATGCACAAAACCTTGTTGTACTAATGACGAAAGGCAGGGACAAATTATGACCTGTCATGAATTTTGGACCTCTAAATCATTAATCGCGCAGCACACGCGACAAAACGATTTTTTAAATAACTTGCGGAAGCATGGTGTTGCTAGTTGTGTCATGGAAGTTAGAAAGGCGCATTTGCTTTGGGGTCATGGCAATCGGATATACAACCAGCAAGTCCCTGACGAGTTTTCTGATGAAATTGTAGCCGCCGCCAAAGCTGAAAAACTGTACTCTCGGTCGCCAGTGTTGGGCTTATACATCAACGACAAACTGCGCGCCTAATAATTTATGTAACCATTTGGTAGACAGCGATTACAATAATCGTTTATGCTCTCATTTCGACATGAAAAGAGAGATGAACGATGGACGCATACAGAAACGAAGTTACACCCACCCATAACGAACCAAACTTAGACGTACTAGCCGAGCAGTGGCTCCAGCAAAAAACGCTGGAAGACAATTGCCGGGCCCGTCGCATTGAGATCGAGCAACAGCTCATCCCGCACCTCGCTCAACGTGAGGAAGGCAGTGCGACAACCACCACAACGTTTGGTCGCAAGATCAAATTAACCACCAAGAACAACTACAAGCTGGACGACATTGCGCTGCAAGCAATTCGCGAAAGTGTGCCGGCGAACATGCTGCCGTTGAAGATCACGCAAACGATCGACGTTGCTCGCTTGAAGTATCTGCGCAACAACGAGCCCGAGACGTATCGAAAGATCGCGAGAGCTTTTACCCACTCCCCTGCCAAGCCCAACGTTTCTATTACGGGGGGTGAGATCTAATGGCTATCGATCTATCTGCAATCAAAAAGACTAGCGGCCTTAAGCCGCCAAGCATGATCGTATTCGGCTCTGCGGGCGTGGGTAAAACCACGTTCGCGGCTGCCGCGCCTAACCCGATCTTTTTACAAACCGAAGCCGGCGAAGGTGCGCTTGAGCTGTCTGCGTTTCCGCTGATCAAAAGCTATGACGAGCTGATCGAAGCGATCACTGCGCTGATTGAACATGAGCACGACTACGGCACGCTAGTGCTCGACAGCCTTGATCATTTAGAGCCGTTGATCTGGAAGAAGGTCTGCCAGGTTGAAGGCAAGAAGTCGATTGAAGAGTTTGGCTACGGTAAAGGCTATGTATTCGCGCTCGATTACTGGCGTGAATTTTTAGCTGCTATTAACTCGCTGCGCATGCACAAAAACATGTCGTTGATTTTAATCGCGCACACCCACATCCGCGCTTACAACAGCCCAGACACTGAATCTTACGACCGCTACGAGATCAAGCTGCACGCAAAAGCCAGCGGGCTCATTCAAGAGTCAGTCGATAGCGTGCTGTTCGCGAAGCACAAGATCATTACCAAGAAAGAAGACAAAGGATTTAACCAGACGCGAGTGCGCGGTATCAGCACTGGCGAGCGCGTGCTCTGCACTACAGAGACACCTGGTTACATCGCGAAAAATCGATACGGCTTACCTGATGAGATTGACCTCACCTGGGCAGCCTTCGAACAAGCAATCGTTAACGCAACAAGTACGGAGAAGTAAAAATGGCGACATTAAGTTTTCAAGCAGATGAAGTTAGCTTCACTGACGAGCCCAGTAAGTACGACCCGATCCCCGAGGGTTTGTACAAGGCTGTCATTATCGATAGCGAAATGAAGCCCACAAAAGCTGGGACTGGCAATTACCTAGAGCTGAAGTTTGAGGTGATCGACAACCAGTACGCTGGCAAGTGGATACGCTCTAGGCTAAATCTCGACAACCCTAACCCTAAAGCCGTGGAGATTGCGCAACGCGATCTTTCGAGCATCTGTCGGGCGGTGGGAAAAAGTGCAATCGGTGACAGCGAAGAGCTCCACCATAAGCCTATGACCATCAAGGTCGCAATACAGCCAGCGAATGGTGATTATGCCGCATCTAACGAGATCAAAGCGTACTCCCCAGCCGATGCATTGCAGGCTGTCGCGACTCCTGCTGCCGCGCCCTCTCCTGCCCCTGCTGCCACTCCAGAACCCGCACCGGCCGCTGCTGGTAAGAAGCCCTGGGAGTAAGCATGGTGGCATTACCAGAGCCAGCAGATACTACCCTCAACGCCGTGGAGCGAGCGCTTGAGTCGGGTCAGGCCACCGATGGTGGCCGGGCTCACCTCGGCGGCAGCATTATCGGTCGCGAGTGCAAGCGAGAGTTGTGGTTTAGTTTTCGCTGGGGGACCGTCGTTATACATCTTGCGCGCTTATTACGCCTCTTTGCACGCGGCGCCCGAGAAGAGGATTGGTTTAATCATCTGCTTACTCAGGCCGGCGTAACAGTATGGGATGTCGATCCTGATACTAAGCAGCAATTCAGGGTCGAGGCAGTCGGTGGTCATTTCGGAGGCAGCCTAGACGGCGTGGTCATGGGGCTGCGTGAAGCCCCGCAAGTACCGCACGTCTCTGAGCAAAAGACGCACGCTGCAAAAAGTTTCGAAGACGTACAGAAGAAAGGCGTCGAAAAGTCAAAGCCCGAGCATTACGCGCAGATGCAAGTCTATATGCATCTAATGGATTTGCCCTGGGCGTTTTATCAGGCAGTCAATAAGAATAACGATGCGCTTTATTACGAGCGAATCGAATACGACAAGCCTGCTGCGGAGGCCCTAATCCGCAAGGCCGAACATATCATCACAAGCGATCGTCCGCCCGAAGGCATTAGCGACGATCCTTCTTTCTACAAGTGTAAATTCTGCGACCACAGCTTCCTCTGTCACGGCTATGAAACGCCCGCACTGAGCTGCCGCACCTGTGCTTTCGCGACAGCAGAGATCGATGGTGATGCGCGTTGGTCATGCGCTCGTCATAAGAAAAATATCAGCGTCGAGGATCAAAGGCTGGCGTGCGACAAGCACCTGTTTATCCCTGAGCTCTTAGAGACTTGGGCTGAGGTGCAAGACGGCACAGAAGAGCACGTCACTTATAAAAATAAATTGACTGGCCATGAGTTCATCAATGGCCTTGGCGGGTACTCGTCGAAGGAGATAAGCCGAGCACGCGACGTTAAAGCTATCGGCGATCCAGGCGTCGATCAGTTTCGGGAAAATTTCAATGCGGAGGTGACAGGGTGAGCAAAATATTTATACAAGTCGAAGGCGACGACATGGATCGTTTTTTGAATCAGCAAGATGAGATCGCAGAAACGCTGTCGCGACTTTTATCAATCATCGAAGGCTTGGTTGATGAAGCGTCAAACGACTAAACGAGAAGTCAGCACAACGAAGATACAGTTCAAGTACCCGCGGCAATCCTGCGGCTATTGCGAGAACCTGATCTTCAATTGGTGCGTGATTTTCGATGACGCCGTACCCAACAGCTTTCGAAATACAAAAAACGATTGTGAGCACTTCTGTGAAGCGCTTGCCCCATAGCTATTCGGCAGAGCATTACAAGAAGTGCCCAGGCTGCGATCACTGGATCAAAAAGAAGACGGCGCTGTGCAGGCGGTGCGTTCGCAAGAAAAGTTTTGATCTGGAAGTGTGGCTCTGCAAGCCAGCAGATTATTGGGTAAGAGCTAAATGGCGACCATACGATTTCGACGAG